TGAACCCATCGCCGTGCGGCTTGTTGTAAGACTTCTTCAGCCATCGAGTGCAGGGCCCGTATCGGTACTGAACGTGATGCGCCACCTCGTGGGCAACAGTCGCGGCAATGACCGCCTCAACGTCGTTAGTCTTGAACGCTCCGATGACGGGATCGTTTTCGAAAGCTCTGTACTCGTGGAACTTGCCGACCTTGGCTTCTCGATGGGCACCCTTGATATCGATGTTTATTTCCCAAGCACCACCGTTAGAGCGCTGTCCGCTCCCTTTGCAGTAGACATAAATGTTGCCAATCATGTCGGCGTGCTTGACCGGCTTGGCTATCGCAGGGTTGAAAAGATGACGCCACCCGTCGTAGCCGTCAGCGATCTCGTAGTCTTTCTTCGCCAACTCCTTGAGACACTTCTTGACCCACTTGGCGACCAAGTTACGGTCAGCGACGCTGACGTTCTTGGCTTTGTCGATTCGGAGTTTCATGCAATGCCCTCCAGCAGTTTGTGAATTTCGGCGATACGCGCCTCAACCTTGGCGTTGTCCGCGTCGGACAACTCGCCTCGAATCTCAGCGAGGCAAACCAGTTCGTTCATCAGCGCGTCTCGGTCCATCTCAAATCTCCTCAATCCCAATCAACAAACCCATCTTACTCCTTTCCGTGTCGATGTGCAACCCTTTATACAAATAAATGCGGGGTGTATGAATGTGAATATTTCACAAGTTCTTTTGTGGAAATGTGTAGACAACGACACGGCAATATGAGACCATGTACTTGAAGTCGAGGGGGTCTCGACATTGACAGGGAGGCAAGATGATCAAAGCGGCAAAGAAGGACGGGCCAGTTCTGAACATTGACAGACTGGTTCGTTCCGCCGCGAGAGAGGAAGCGTACTGCGCTTTCATTCTCGACGGGATCGGACTGGTTGATGGTAGCAATTACGGCATCGAATGGTTCGATTGGTTTTGGGACGAAGAGGTCGCCAACTCTGACCTCTCTGTCAAAGAGTTCTGCTTGGTCTGGAAGGCCAAGCTCGCCAAGGGAGAAGCGGCATGAACAAGTTAATCGGCAAAGAGGTGATCGGCGACTACGGCGCAATGATCCCGATAGCTGAAGGTGTGATCGCGGGGTCAAGAATTTCTGATGACTTTGCTCATCGCGAGGTGCTGGTGAATTGGGAGGGTGGCGATAGCGACTGGATTCCACTGCTCAAAATCAAAAAGCTCGGCGAGAAAACTGCCAACGGATCTCCGATTGGCATCTTTTGGAAAATGGAGGCGATATGAATATCGACGCACTAATGGAAGACGCGCATGACTTCATGCCCAATTTCGACAAGGTGAACTTTGCGAAGTTCAAGACTGCAAAGGCGGCGGCGAATGCCGCTTACAAAGCGCTGGTCAAGGACTGCAAGTTGCACGGCATGAATCCAGACTACGAAGTCTACAAAAGAAAAGAGGGAGGCGCTGGCGTAGATGGCTACCTGCGAATTGGCTGGGAATCTGGTCCTTACCAGTGGGCAGTCAAGCGATTCGTCAACGGTCCTTGGGGATACGCCGAGCCGCATTTCTCTTTCGATCTCTGCTTTTACGACACGAGTAACTGGTCGCGCTGATATTTGCACATCGACACGCAGTTTGCTATTATTTAATTGCGCGACACGCGCTTTTATCAGGGAGAACGTAATGATCACTTATTTTGATTACAACCTGCTCAAGAATGCCAGTGGCGGCAACCCCTTCGCATGAACGCGGCCGAGAAGAAAGTTTTCTACAACCGCGTGCGGCGCACCTGCAAATTGCACGACATCGACATCGTGTATGAGGGTGTGCCGAAAGCCTACCGCTCGGTCTGCTTAGTCAAGGACGGCCACACAATGTTTGCAGATCGCGCGCAGGACTGGCGGCCACTCAACATTGACTGGAAGCGACTGCACGAAGAGATGACCGACTACGGATTCACGGGCGGCATCAAGTGATCGTTAGGCCAGTCTACGGCCAAGTCAACCGCATCTATGGCTACATTCGTCAGTCGCACTCGGAGCATCGATTTCCTGATCTTGCTGTTGAGCGGCAGAAAAAGCTGATCACCAAGTTTTGTGCAAATAAGTATGAACGTGCGGTGGATGAGTTTTTTATTGACCATCCCTGCACAGGCACCGTCGACATTCTGGACCGCGAAGCCTCTCGCGCCATGACGGATGTCGTTGACCAGCATGATGTGATTATCGCCACGCGCCTTGATCGACTGTCTCGATCAGTGGATAACCTTTTGACAATTATTCCGCAGTTGCAGGAAGTTGGTGTCGATCTGTACTTTTGTGAGCAGTTCGGCGATTTTCCCGTAGCTTACCGAAAACCCGAGCGCATCAAGGGTATTGAACATCATGTGGATTTTTCTGATCAGATTCATCAGGCTTTTCTGATGGCGCTGAAAGCCGCAGATGGCTTGGCTCGGGCGCGCGAGTTGGACATCATCGAAGATGGGCGGATGGAGTGGGCGGCGAAAGGATATTACTTGGGCGGCAGGTTGCCTTACGGCTACAAAACCGAGGGTGTCGAAATTGACGGCAAGATCAGAAAGAGGCTTTTACCAGATCCAGAGCAACAACGATGGATTGAGGTGATGAAAAAAATGCGGAAACGAAAGCTGTCTTATCATCAAATTGCGAAGCAAATGAACTCGTTACAGAAAGATCGCAAGTTTCATTACAAGTCAATTGAGCGCATTTTGCTCCCTCGGCGTGGATTGCAGGCTGTTACTAAAGAATAGAAACGCTGTATGATATTGACTGCAAATTAACCGCACGAAATTTTTATGGCAAGCATTCAAGGCTGGGGCAGAGAGGCTTGGGGATCTGGGGCTTGGGGAGAGCAAGCGCCAGTAGAAGTGACGGGGCTTGCGATCACGTCGGGTCTAGGCAGTCCCACTCCTGCGGCAAATGCCGACGTTGCCCCCACGGGTCTGGGAGTCACCTCGGGCCTCGGCACCGCCAGCGCATTCAGTATTTTTAACGCAGAGGTAGCTGGGCTTCAAATAACTTCTGGCTTGGGCACCGCTGTCGCCTCAATACCCAAAAGTTTTTCTGTCACGGGATTGGGCGCTTCATTTGGTCTTGGTAGCGTAACTACCATTGCCCAAGCCGATATAACGGTCTCTGGGCTCGGGATCACATCTGGTCTCGGAACAGCTACGGCTCTTGAAAATCACGAGGTGCAAAATGGCTGGGGCAGAGAGGCTTGGGGATCTGGACCGTGGGGGCAAGAAGACCCTATAGAGGTGACAGGCTTAGCCATGACGGCTGGCGTCGGCACCGTTTCGGTTACTCAAAACACCAATATCTCCGTAACCGGCCTAAGTTCTACTGTTTCTGTCGGCAGTGTTATTGCTTCAATTAGCATCGACGCGCCGGTCACGGGACTTTCCATGACTGCTTCCGTGGGGTCGATGTTTTTGTGGTTTCCGATTGATACTGGACAGACACCGAACTATATTCACGTTGCGACTGCTCAGTCTCCAAACTATACTCAGATAGAGCGCTAAGAGGATTTTAAAATGCCAACCTATGTCAACGACTTAAGGCTCACAGAACTTAACACGGGTGAGGGCTCTGGAACGTGGGGCACCACCACCAACACAAATTTAGAGTTGATCGGCGAATCTTTGGGATTTGGAACGCAGGCGGCGTTTGCAAGTGACGCCAACGCGACCACCACCATCGCTGACGGCTCTACTGATCCCGCTCGTGCGATGTACTTTAAAGTCACGTCGGGAGCGACCCTCTCTGCTACCCGCGAGTTGACCATCGCGCCAAACACCGTATCGCGCGTGATGTACATTGAAAACGCCACGACGGGTACTCAGTCAATCACAATCAAGCAGGGGTCAGGCGGCACCGTTACCATCGCCAAAGGAAACTCGGCTATCGTTTATTTGGACGGCGCGGGATCGGGTGCCGCAGTTGTCGATGCCAATACTTCGCTGGCCGCGACCAAAATCGATGCGACTACTTTGGCGATTGGCGGCACGTCTGTCACATCCACCGCCGCAGAACTCAACATTCTGGACGGCGTGACCTCTACCGCCGCCGAATTGAATCTTGTTGACGGGTCAAGCGCTGGCACGATTGTAAATTCAAAGGGCGTCATTTACGGCTCTTCTGGACAGGTGAACGGTACAACTTTGCAGATCGCGGGCACCTCAATCACCTCGACTGCCGCAGAGCTTAATCTTATCGACGGCTCTAGCGCGGGCACGATTGTCAACTCCAAGGCTGTAATTTACGGCTCATCTGGCGAAGTAAATGGCACAACCCTGCAAATTGCAGGCACGTCGATTACCTCGACTGCGGCGGAGTTAAACATTCTTGATGGAGTCACAAGCTCGACGGCGGAGTTAAACATTCTTGATGGCGTAACTAGCACCACCGCAGAGCTTAATATTTTAGACGGCGTGACAGCGACGGCGGCAGAGGTCAATTATCTCGACATCACCACGCTTGGCCTGTCTCAAGCATCGAAGGCTGTAACGGCAGATGCCAACGGAGTTGTTACCTTTGACAACGGCACCATTGATGAGTCTACGACAATAACCTCTAGCTCTAATGCGGCGACACTTAACCTGCGTGACGGTAATTCGTTTTTGCACGACCTGACCGAGAACGTCACCTACACATTTAGCAACCCTGCGGCAAGCGGCAAAGCCTCTATGTTTGTGCTGAAGGTAATTCAAGACAGTTCTGCTAGAGCCATTACATGGCCCTCTAGCGTTGATTGGGCGGCGGCAACAGCGCCTACACTGACGGCTACTAATAATGGGGTAGACGTTTTTGTCTTCTTCACAATAGACGGCGGCACCACTTATTACGGCTTTACTGCTGGACAGGCGATGGGCTAATGAGTAACGGAGCCTTAAAACTACTTGCGGCGTCGGGCGCAAAAACTGTCGCCGCTGACCTTGCTGTCGTTCCCTTTGAGGATAGCGGCGGCGGCGTCCATACCATAGACATATCAGACCCGACCAATATGTCGATACTTGCGACACTAGCCAGTTCAGCGGCTATGACGAAGCCTTTTGGGGCTAAACTCGACATCACTAACGGTCGTGCGTTTATTTGCTGTGAGGACGACAGTATCGCGGTGATAGACGTCTCAAACCCAAGCTCGCCTTCCATTACAGGGGCGCTCGCACAGCAAGACGGCCTCAAATATCTCGACATTGACCCGACTCGCGACGTTGCTTATGGATCGGTATTTTCAAACCCCGGCGGGATCATTGCTTATGATGTAAGCGATCCTACCAGCCCGAGTGAAACCGGAGATGAGCTATCTACGGCGTACAGATCATCTATGGGAATTGCGAATCATAGAGGCATAGATCATTGCTTTTCGGTAGACCATACCGCAATGTATTGCTGGAGAGTCACAACGGGAAATCCCGCACACGTCAGCACTTTAAGCAGCGCCAGTTTAAGTAATGCGGGGGCAATCAAATTAGATGAAAGCAACAATATTGCTTTTGTCGCGGCGAATGGCGGTATCGTATCAGTAAACATAGCCAACACAAGCAGTATGGCTATTTTAGATACGGCCGCAGGAACTTCGTCTGGAGACAATTACGATATTGCGATAGATCTAGAAGCAGGAATTGCATTTGTGACCATTGCCCAATATAACCAATACGGGCTAATGTGTTTTGACATTAGCAACCCAAGCAGTATTTCTTTACTTGACACTTTAAAAGACAACACGAATCTCATTGGGGCTAGAGGCGTGGCGTATGACCCCGGGGCAAAGGTTGCTTACGTTTCTTGCGGGCAAGGGGCTGGAGCAAATAGTAAGTTCACGGCGGTTAGTGCAAGCAACACTTCCAGCCTAAGCGTTTTGGGGTCGGTGGGTACGAGCAACGCACCCGCGAGAGCGGCAATAAATACTACGCCACGGGAGGCAACAAATGCCGAGGAGACAAGTTAAATGATACGTTATCGAATTCGAGCAAGCGGCGATGTTGTCAGCAAGCAAGAAGTAAAAAAATTGCATCCGAATACGTCGCTCCCTTCTGTTTGGGGAGAAAACGTCTGTGACGGACTTGGGATTGATCCCGTGTTGTTTACACCAAAACCATCCCCATCTAGCGCCTACAAGTTAGTAACGGAGGCAACCCCCAGCCAAGATTCAGACGGGAATTGGGTGGGCGCATGGTCTGAGCAAGACATGAATGACGAACAAAAGGCTGACTGCGATCAACTCAAGTCGGAGGAAGTCAGAGGCCGTCGAGATACATTACTGGCGGAAACCGATTTTTTTGCGCTGTCTGATGTAACCATGTCATCAGCAATGTCAACCTACAGGCAGGCTTTGCGAGACACGCCACAACAGGCGGGCTTTCCGCATACCATCACATGGCCTACCAAGCCTTAATAATGCTTGAAAACAATTTTTTTGTATTTGGTTCTGGATACTTACGTTCACACTTGGGCCATAGGGAGCAGGACTCGCCTTAAAACTTACAAGATGTGCGTCTACAGGGAGATTGAGGGAAACCCCGAGAAGACGTGGACTTTTTATTTGGATTTTCAGACAGGGAGATGTGATCCGTATGTAATACATAGGGTGTCTGATGATCGATCCAATCTCCGCCGTGGCGGCCGCTAGTCAAGCCTACGCTGGCGTGAGGGCGTTTATCGAAGCAGGCAAAAGCATTGAAGATACCTTCCAAGTCGTGGCTCGCTGGCAAGGCCATGCGTCAGATGTAGTCTACGCAAGTGAGCGTCATAAAAAAAAGGCAAATCCCTTCAAAAAGCTGGTGTTTTCTGGATCTGTAGAGGCTGAAGCGGCTGAGCTTTTTGCTCACAGGAAACGCATTCAAAATCAACGAAAAGAAATAATCCAGCTTTTGCGATATGCCTATGGAAATGAAGGCTTGGAAGAATACCGAGCTTGCATGAAGGAAGTTCAAGCTCAAAGGCAACGTGAAGTTTACGCCCAGCAGGAAACCAAAGACAATTTAATCAAGTCTTTTTGGATTATTGTGCTCTTGGGGGTTGCTGGGGGCCTCATCAACGTCATTGTAAGAGCAGTCACAAATAAGGGTGGGTAATGAGTAGCGACAGAATAGAGGCTTTTTTGACAACTGCGGCGATTTCTACAGGGCTCCTTGCGGTGATTTTAGTGGGCTTGATTTGCGGGGCGATTGCTTGGATTATATAAGATTACACTGATAGTATTGTGGTAGGTCGGCAAGGCTTAACAAGGGAGCGCCACATGAAGCATACTTTTGCATTGTTTTTTACAATCTTTTCTCTAACCGCCGTTGGGCAAACGGTGATTTATTACGAAGACGGTTCTGTCTATACCGTCAAGCCGAACGAACGAGTTTATGTGGAAACGGCCAGCACTCTTTACACAAAAACTGGCTATACAAACGGTAATGAGTTCTTTATACACCGAAAACCAAACGAAAAGATTGATTATGAGGCGCAACCATACGATGACGAAGAGCCGGGCTCAACGAAATGGTGCGAGGAGTACGGACCGTATCTTTATTCGAATGGATATACTTGGGATGATCAAATTTACCTTCGCGCCTGTGACAGAGGTGATGACTGATGGGGGAAGATATGAAGCAAGTTGTTGATACTGTCTCCGTAGCAACCGCTGTCGGCACAATCTCCGCAATCTTGCCCCCCTTGGCCGCGCTTTTTACAATTGTTTGGACTCTCATAAGAATTTGGGAGACAGATACGGTGCAAGATCTTTTTGAGAAAAAGCGGAAGCGGGATGCGAAGGGGCGTTTCATCTCTGAGGATGATGACTGATGCTCGAAGCCTTGATAGCTCCGGTTACTGGACTTCTTGATAAGTTCATCCCCGATGCAGACGAGCGTAACCGCTTAGCCCACGAGATTGCCACCATGTCGGAGCGTCATGCTCACGAATTGGCGAAGGGCCAAATTGAGATCAATAAGGCCGAAGCAACGCACAAATCGATCTTTGTAGCTGGCTGGCGTCCGGCAACCGGCTGGTGCTGTTCAATCGCATTAATGTGGCATTTCGTGCTACAGCCATTGGCTACCTTTGTAATTGCTTACACGGGGGTAGAAGCTCCGCCGCTTCCCGAATTTGATATGGACAGTCTACTGACGGTGCTTCTCGGAATGCTCGGTCTTGGCGGGTTACGCACCTTCGAAAAGACTAAGGGGATTTCCAGAGAAAAATGATCACGCCAGAAGTTCTTGATCGGTGGAGAGTGTTGCCTCGGTTTGTCATGTTCGTAATGATCGTGATGACTTATCGAGTGGTCGAATGGTTCATGGATTTGCCTGACCCCAATCCAGAACAAGCGGCCTTGGTCAGCGTAATGACGGGGGCCCTTACCGGCGCTTTCGGGCTTTTTCTGGGGTCTGGCAAGAAAGAATAATGCACACCTCACAGGAAGGTATTGATCTCATCAAGCATTTTGAGGGCTGTGAGACAAAAGCCTATCAATGTAGTGCTGACGTATGGACTATTGGCTATGGCCATACTTTCTGCGTCAAAGAAGGCGACAAAATCACCGAAGAAGAGGCCGAGGCCCTTTTGAAAGAGGATCTTTGCGAATTCGAAGAGCACGTTGACCGGCTTGTCACGGTCAGTTTAAACCAAGATCAATTTGATGCCTTGGTGTCTTGGACGTTTAATCTCGGTCCCACCAATCTCAAGGAAAGCACCCTCCTCCGCAAGCTCAATGAAGGCCATTATGATGATGTGCCCGCAGAAATGGCGCGCTGGAATCGCGCTGGTGGAGAAGTTCTTGAGGGGCTAAAACGCCGCCGCAAGGCCGAGGGCGCGCTTTGGAAAGGCTTAGAGTGGCGAGATGTCTAGCTTAGCGCTGAAAGATTTTGAAATACTATCCGAGCAAGAGCAACAAGAGGCTCTTGCGCTTCTCGATAGATACAAGAGAATAGAAAAACAAGAGGTTTGCCAAAAAGACTTTATTAAATTTATCAAAAGCCAGTGGCCCGATTTTGTTGAGGGCCGTCACCACAGAATAATTGGGGAAAAATTCAATCGAATCGCGCAGGGCAAGCTCAAAAGATTAATTGTGTGCCTGCCCCCAAGGCACACCAAGTCAGAATTTGCTTCTACATTTTTCCCTGCTTGGATGATGGGATTAAGAGGCAATCTCAAGATAATTCAGACAACTCACACCGCTGAGCTTGCAGTAAGATTCGGCCGTAGGGTGCGAAATATCATTGATTCAGACGAGTATCAAACGGTTTTCCCCGATCTAAAACTTCAAGCTGACAACAAATCTGCGGGTAGATGGACTACAAATGAGGGTGGGGAATCTTTTTACGCGGGGGTCGGCGGCGCGATCACAGGTCGCGGTGCGGATTTGCTGATCATTGATGATCCGGTGTCGGAACAGGATGCCTTGAGCCCAACCGCCATGGATTCGGTGTATGAATGGTACACCTCTGGTCCTCGTCAGCGTCTTCAGCCGGGCGGTATTATCGTTATCGTAATGACTCGGTGGAGCACGAAAGACCTCGTGGGCCGAGTTTTGAAGAAGCAAGGCGATGACTACGCGGATCAGTGGGAATTAGTGGAGTTTCCCGCCATCATGCCCGAATCAGATGCTCCGCTTTGGCCAGAATATTGGAAAAAAGAAGAACTGCTTTCCGTTAAGGCGTCGTTGCCGCTGTCAAAGTGGAACGCGCAGTGGATGCAGGATCCCACCGCCGAAGAAGGCTCGATTGTAAAGCGAGACTGGTGGCGAAGGTGGGAAGAGGGCTATGTTCCAGAGTATAGCTATGTCATACAGAGCTATGACACGGCATTTTCCAAGAAAGAAACGGCTGACTACTCCGCTATTACCACTTGGGCCGTGTTTCAGCCTCAAGATGGCGACCCCGAGCAGATCATTTTGCTGGATGCCAAGCGTGTACGGGCAGATTTCCCAGAACTGAAGAAATTGGCTTGGGAAGAATATAAATATTGGGAGCCAGACTGCGTGCTGATTGAGGCAAAAGCGAGCGGTACGCCATTAACGCAAGAATTGCGTCGAGTCGGTATTCCCGTGACTGCCTATACACCAAGTCGGGGGCAGGATAAGATTGCCAGAATGAACTCTGTTGCCCCGATTTTCGAGTCAGGCATGGTTTGGGCACCAGATGAAAGCTTTGCCGAGGAAGTCATTGAAGAAATGGCCGCTTTTCCTTATGGCGACCATGATGATTTTTGTGACTCGGCCACAATGGCGCTTATGCGTTTTCGGCAGGGCGGCTTTTTGTCGTTAGGTGATGACTATGACAGGGAGATTCATCCGATGCGGCGGGATAGAAGGGCTTATTACTGATGGCTATTGAAAAAAGAGAACTAGGAACAGATACCAACCCCGATGTCATACCCCTCGGCCGCGCAATGGAGGTCATTCCAGAGCCTAGCCGCCAAGATTTAATACGCGAAGCGGCACAAGTCTTGGTGACAGATGACGAAATCCTTGTTGATAACGAAATCGAGGCCCCGCCAGAAGCGCCACCCGCGATACCTTTCGATGCAAATCTTGTCGACTTTGTAGAAGACAATGATTTGATGCTTTTGGCAAAAGACACGATTGCCAACATCGAAAATGACAAAGAAAGCCGCTCTGATTGGGAAAAAACCTATGTCGACGGGCTGAAATACTTGGGCATGAAGTTTGATGAAATGCGAAGCTCGCCATTTCAAGGCTCGTCTGGGGTTATCCATCCGATTCTTGCCGAAGCTGTCACTCAGTTTCAAGCGCAGGCTTACAAAGAAATGTTGCCTGCGAAGGGCCCCGTTAAGACTGAAATAATGGGCGCTCGCACTCCCGAAACAGAGGCTCAAGCATCTCGGGTAGAAGGATTTATGAACTTCTACATTTTGAATGTCATGCAAGAGTTTGATCCAGAGCTAGACATGATGTTGTTTTACTTGCCCCTCGCGGGAACTGCATTCAAAAAAGTTTACTTTGACACGGCGGTGAATAGGGCCATGTCAAAGTTTATCGAGCCGCAGGATTTGGTGGTGCCCTACGAGTCTTCCGACCTAACAACGGCAGAGCGGGTAACTCATGTGCTTAGAATGTCGCCCAATGAGATTCGCAAGCAACAGCTAAACGGGTTTTACGCGGACGTGGAAATTAAGAGCGGCAATTACGTCCCAAATCGCGATGAAATCGAGGAGCAAATTGATTCGATTGAAGGATTAGAACCCAACGGGATGAATGAGCGCGATCATGTTGTGTATGAGGTGCATACGGTGCTCGATCTCGTCGGATTTGAGGATCTAGGCGCAGATGGACAGCCCACAGGGCTTAAATTGCCTTACATCGTCACTATTGACGAGCGCAGTCAAAAGGTTTTGTCGATCAGGCGCAATTACCTTGAAGCCGATGAACTCAAGGCAAAAATCAACTATTTTGTGCAGTACAAGTTTTTGCCCGGCCTTGGATTTTACGGACTGGGCCTCAGCCACATGATTGGGGGTCTTGCCAAAGCGTCTACATCTATTCTTAGACAGCTTATTGACGCGGGCACACTGGCCAACCTGCCTGCTGGGTTTAAAGCGCGTGGGATGCGTATTCGAGACGAGGACGAGCCTCTACAGCCCGGCGAATTTCGTGATATTGACACTACTGGCGGCAGTTTGCGCGAGAACCTAATACCCTTACCTATAAAAGAGCCCAGTAATGTCCTGATGAGCTTGCTTGGCCTTCTGGTGGAGTCAGGTAAGCGGTTTGCGTCGATTGCTGACATGAATGTCGGCGATATGAATCAAGCGATGCCAGTGGGAACCACCGTGGCCCTACTAGAGCGCGGCACCAAGGTTATGTCCGCGATACACAAACGCCTACATTACAGCCAACGAATTGAGTTTCAACTTTTAGCACGAGTATTTGCCGAATATTTGCCGCCTGCATATCCATACATGACTGGCTCTGGGCCGTCAGAGGTCAAGGTTGAGGACTTTGACAGTCGAGTCGACATTATTCCTGTCAGCGACCCCAATATTTTCAGCCAGAGCCAACGGATTACCTTAGCTCAAGAGCTTTTACAGCTTGTGCAGTCAAACCCGCAGGTACACGGTCCCACAGGAGTATATGAAGCCTACAGAAGAATGTACGCGGCTTTGGGTGTTGATAACGTGGAGGGGCTGTTACAGCCGCCTGCACCGCCCCCTACTCCACAGCCTGTCGATGCGGGATTAGAAAATAGTGGCTTTATGATGGGTAACCCCGCGCAGGCATTCCCGCAACAGAATCATCAGGCGCACATTGACGCCCACAGAAGTCTTTTTCTTACGGAAATCGTCAAAACGACGCCCGCCTTGCAGGGCGGAATTATTGCTCACATGATGCAACACTTGCAATTCATGGCAAGCGCCATGGCTTCCGAGCAAATTCCTCCAGAATTGCAACAGCAAATGGCTCAGTTAGAGCAGGCGGCGGCGACAGGCCAAATTCCACCAGATCAAGTGCAGGCAATGCAACAGGAGATGACTGGCATTGTAGAGCGGGTCTCCTCACCTATTTTGGCGCAATTAACTCAAGAGCTTTTGCTTAGCATTGGGCAGGGTAGCGCAGACGATCCTCTAGTTGCGATTAGAGAACAAGAACTGGCCTTGCGCCAAGCAGAAATGGAGCAAGACCAACAACAATTTGAAGTGCGCGAGGAGGCTAAAGCGAATGAAAAGTTGCTCGAAGCTGAGATCGCAAAACAGAGGATCGATGCGACTGAGCGCAATAATTCTGAGAAAATGGATTTAGCAATTCAAAGATTGGCCCAACAAGCTAATTTAAAATTGACAGAACTGGCCACAAAATATGGCCCATTACAATAGGAGTTGGTTATGCCTCTGAAAGCTGGAAAAAGCCAAAAAGTTATAAGCGAAAATATTCGCAATGAGAAAAAAACAGGGAAATCGCAGGACCAAGCAGTCGCTATTGCTATGCAAAATGCTAAAAAATACGGTCAAGGCGGCCTTGTGAAGCGAGTAAAGAAGAAAATTAAAGGCGGCGGTGCGGCGACAAAGGGCCTTGGCTTTTATGAGATTGAATAATGGACGACATTGATCTGGCCCACCGAATTAAGCGGACTATTGAAGAGCGCAAGGGCTTAATTCAAGATATGCTCATGGGCGGTGGACTTAATTCCATAGAACACTACAAAAGTGTACAAGGAGAATTAACCGCGCTATCATTGATTGAAGAACAAATCTCAGACTACTTTAGGGAGAAGTAATGGGAGCAGAAGAAGCCTACGTCGAATCGGATCGGGTTGTACTCGATCCTAGTCTTTTAGAAAAAAGCGCTATCGAGCGAATGCCAGATCCAACAGGCTGGAGAATGCTCGTCTTGCCGTGGTCAGGAGTCGCGAAATCCAAGGGCGGCATTCATCTGACAAAAGCCACCATGGATCGCGAGGCGCTTGCCACTGTGGTCGCATATGTGGTCAAAATGGGGCCGCTTTGCTATAACGACACGGATAAGTATGGCGACACGCCGTGGTGTAAAGAGAGACAGTGGATTTTAATCGGCCGTTACTCAGGTGCCAGATTTAAACTGGACGACGGCGCGGAGGTGCGGATCATCAACGATGATGAGGTGATTGGCACAATTTTTAACCCTGACGATATAGTGAGCATCCTATGATTGAAAAAGCTGAAGTACAGCAACCCGAAGAAGAGCTTCAGATTGAAATATCCGATGCGCCAGAGCAGGAAGGTCAATCCGAAGACGAGCTAACCGAATACTCAAAGAGGGTTTCTCGCAGAGTCAACAAGCTGAATCAAAAGGCAAGGGACGCAGAACAGCGTGCCGAAGCCGCAATAAACATTGCTCAGCAACGAGAACAAGAGCTTCAGCATTATCGACAGCTATCGACTCAACAGCATACTACAACCTTGCAGGCCGAAGAGGACAAGGTTAAAGCCCAAGAGTCGCAAGTCGATGATTTGTATCGTCAAGCCGTAAACAGCGGCGATGCTGATTTAATGTCGCAGGCTACGACCTTAAAAAATGAAATAGCAATTAAGAAAGAAAAAATTAAAACGGCAAAATCAAGGCAAGAGCAACACGCTCAGCAATCTCAACAGTATCAGCAGTATCAGCAGTATCAACAGGCCCAACAGCAAGCACAGCCGCAGGCAGGACCACAGCAAGAAATCAAGCCCACCGAGCAAGCTCTGGGCTGGCATGAAAAAAATAAGTGGTATGGCGACGCTGAGAATGAAGAAAATATGCAGGCCACTCAGTTTGCATATTTTACGCACTTTAACTTAATCAACGAGGGCTATGAGCCCGACAGCGAAGACTATTATCAGGCACTAGATTCCCGAATCGGAAAAGCGTATCCTGATATAGACAGAGGCCAAGAGGCACCTGTCGCCGCAGGAAGTGAATCGCGACCCGCCGTGCAAAGAGTCGCTTCAGCCACGCCAAGTGGTCGGCAACAATCACGAGGAAAGCAAAGCGGTGTTCGTTTCTCTAATAGCGAACTCGAAAGGATTCGCGGACTCAAGCCGCATAATATGTCTGAAGACCAATGGTTGAAGACTGTGGCTCGTGAAAAGCAAAAAATCCAGCAGAGAGGAGCTAGGTAATGACAGAGGAAAAAAACCGCAAAAGTCGTGAAAGCGGAGCGCACGTTAATAAAGCTCGGCGACAACCATGGCGTCCAGTGCGGAAGTTAGAAACTCCCCCTGCACCACCCGGCTACATTTATAGGTGGATTAGAGAGAGCATGATGGGAAACGAAGACCGAGCTAATGTCTCGCGTCGGATTCGCGAAGGATGGGAATTAGTGCGCGGCACTGACCTCCCTCCTGAGTGGCAGTTGCCCACCATGGATAACGGAAGGCATAATGGAGTCGTGTATAACGAAGGGCTTTTGTTGGCAAAGATTCCAGAGGAGACTGTTCAAGAGCGTAATGAATATTACAATCAAAAAACAGAAACAGCGAAGGACGCATTGGATAACACCGTATTCAATGAAGCCGCCGCTGACTCCCGTTATGTGAGGTATGAACCTAGCCGCTCAAGCCGTGTAACTTTTGGCAAGCAATAGGAGAGCTAAAGCATGGCAAATAAAGATGCCGCTTTTGGACTAAAACCTGCTCGAATGATGGGTGGCGCTCCGTTTAGTGGGGGCCAATCGCGTTATAGAATCGCCAACAACCAGTCAGGCGCAATTTTCCAAGGTGACTTGGTAAAGCAATTGACTGGCGGCACTGTATCTCGCGCGGCCGCCTCCTCTACTGTTCCTGTCGTTGGTGTTTTCAACGGCGTTCAGTACACGGACCCAACCTCTAAAGAGCAAATTTTCGCAAATCATTACCCCGGCGGTGTAGCCGCTGATGACATCATTGCTTTCATCGTTGATGATCCAAATGTTGTTTTCGAGGTGCAGGCAGACGATGCCTTCCCTGTGGCCGATCTTTTCGGCAACTTTGATATCGTTGACCAATCCACCACGGGTGATACTTCATCTGGCCGTTCAAACATGGAACTTGATGTGACGACTGGTGCTACCACCACGACCTTACCACTCAAGGCCATTGACATCAGTCAGGATCCCGACAACGACGACGTAGCGAGCGCTAACACCAACGTGATGGTTGTAATTCAAAACCATATCGCGGGTGTTAAAGGCGCTGGCTTAGCATAAGGAGGCTGACGGATGGCTATTTCACGCGCACAACTCGCCAAAGAACTTGAGCCCGGCCTCAATGCACTGTTTGGCATGAGCTATGACTCTTACGACAAGGAGTACGAGGAGATCTTCGCTATTGAAGACTCTGAGCGCGCCTTCGAGGAAGAGGTTTTGATTACGGGTTTCGGCACCGCGCCGACGAAGACTGAGGGCGCTGGCGTTTCTTTTGACACTGCATCTGAAGGTTTTACAGCCCGGTATGTTATGGATACGATAAGTTTAGCATTTTCGCTCACGGCTGAAGCTGTAGAGGACAATCTCTATGACTCTCTTGGTCGGCGATATGTGAAAGCGCTTGCGCGATCCATGGCAAACACCAAAGAAGTTAAGGGTGCTGATGTGCTGAACAACGCCTTCAATACCAACTTTGCTGGTGGAGACGGGCAACCGTTGATTGCGACTGCACACCCGCTTGCGGGTGGTGGCACGCTGGCAAACCGCGCGACCACTATGGCAGACCTTAACGAAACTTCATTGGAGGACGCGCTGATCGACATTAGCACTTTCACTGATGATCGTGGTCTGACTATTTCGGTTCAAGCGACCAAGCTAGTTGTTCCTCCGCAGTTGGTGTTTGTTGCAGACAGGATTTTGAACTCAACCTTGAGATCAGGAACTGCTGACAACGACATCAATGCTATTCGCAACACTGGCGTTCTTCCTCAAGGCTACACGGTCAATCATTATTTGAGCGACCCTGACGCCTTCTTCCTGTTGACTTCGGTAACTGATGCAGGCGAAGGACTAAAGATGTTCCAGCGTACCGCGATGGAAACTTCAATGGAGCCCGATTTCTCAACGGATAATATCCGTTATAAGGCTCGTGAGCGATACTCATTCGGCTTTTCCGATTGGAGAGGCATTTATGGGTCACAGGGGGCTTAAGTCACCCTTTGTGAATCACTCCTCGGGGCCTTCGGGCCCCTTTTTTTTATTTTGTTTCGGAGTACACTGTCGTAGTCTAACGGCTGTTGCATAGGGCGATGGCTGGTTCATAAGGAGAACTGTTATGACAACTCACTTTACCTCTGGCGTCACTAACGTAGGCGCTGGTAGCACGCTAGGCAAGGCAAAAATGCCAGCCCCAGCCAAGTATCACGTTTATCACAACGATTTTGACACCTACCTTGCCAGCGACTGGACAATCACCACTACCGAGGCTGGGGCTGGCAATGCTTCAGAGGCTCTGGGCGATGGTGATGGCGGCCTTTTAGTCATCACAAACGATAATGCTGACAACGACAACGATTTCCTTCAGCTTGTCAAAGAAGGCTTCAAGTATGAAGCTGGAAAGCAGTTGGCTTTTAACGCGCGATTTAAAACGTCTGATGCCGACGCCTCTGATGTTGTGATGGGCCTACAAATTACCGACACCAGCCCGCTAGATGTCTCTGACGGCATTTTCTTTTTGCTGACGGACGGCTCCACTACTTTGACGTTCATCGTGGAGAAAGACGGCACCCAGAGCACGCTGGATTTGCCTACAGTCATGGCTGATGACACCTTTATGACGGTTGGCTTCATGTATGATCCGAAGGATCAAAAGTTTCACGTCTATCAAAACAATACCGAAGTTGGCGCTGTGGTTTCTACAAATGCCCCTGATGACGAGGATTTGACTGTCAGCTTCGGCATCCAGAACGGCGCGGCGGCGGCAAAAGTCCTGACCGTAGATTACGTTACGGCGATGAAAGAGCGCACAGCCAGCACTGAACTCTAAATTGGAGGTTTCACATGGCGGATGCAGTCACTTCGCAAACCATTCAAGACGGTGAACGCAAAGCCGTCTTGAAATTCACTAACGCCAGTGATGGCACTGGTGAGTCGGCCGTTAAAAAGGTCGACGTTTCTGCCCTAACGTCCAACACTCGTGGAGAGGCGTGCTCTGCTGTCACAATCAACAAAATTTGGTGGCAGTGTACTGGTATGTCTGTAAAGATAGAGTTTGATGCCACGTCGAATGTTTTGGCAATCGGTCTGTCAGAAAACTCAAATGGTCATCACGACTATTCTAATTTTTCTGGCATTCCGAATAATGCAGGCTCTGGCAAGACTGGAGACTTAGACTTTACGACTGTTGGTCATTCGAGCGGTGATAGCTATATGATTATTCTGGAGCTAATCAAGAGTTACGGTTGATTTATGGCTACGACCAAAGACGTTAAGCGACTCCCCTCTGGGCGATTGAGCTACAGGGGGGAGACTTTTGCTGGTTACAACAAGCCAAAGAGAACGCCCGGCAAGGCCAAGAAAAGCGCGGTTCTTGCCAAGAAAGGTAGCGAAGTTAAGCTCGTTAGATATGGCGACAGCAAGATGACGATTAAAAAAAGCCAGCCCGCAAGGCGTAAGTCTTTTCGAGCGCGGCATAAATGCGATACCGCAAAAGACAAATTTTCGGCCAGATATTGGTCATGTAAGGCTTGGTAACGGGAGGATTAGGCGTGTCAAATCTAGCAAATCTAACAAATCTAATGAACAATCCATACGCTGGGCTTGCAAGCTCATTGCTACAACGTAGTGGGCCCGGCGCGCTGTACGGAGCGGCAAACTTGGCAAGCAATTATTTCACAGGCCAAACAATTCCACAGCATATCGTTGATTTTTTTAGAAACTCAGGCAGTGGATTGCCAAGAAATCCACAGCCAAATGTGCGCCAAGATGACATCTTGCCCGAGGACTCAGAGGTTTTACATAGATTTTCGAGGCCCGTAGGCATGAAAGAGATTGTAACGCCTCCCCCGAAAAACACGTCAACGGTAAATCCGACGTTCAGTTTTTTCAATCAAGGCGGAGTAGCACAGACGTCTCCGCCAATACCGCCCCGCCCAATGAATCCATACATTCCCTCGCAGATGTCGCCCCCCATTGATACGACTGGCCGTCTTGGGCAGATACCGCCTTCGAGTGGCCCCGGCCCGTTTTCGGGGGGTGTCAATGTTGGCGCTCCTGCGAATCTTGGCGGGGCGCTTGGCGGAATGGGCGCAGACCCAAGCATTATTGAGCGCATTAAAGCGTTGGCGGCAAATTATTCTGGCCAATCCGCGCCCAATCCGCAGGCTCAGTTCAATAATCTGACGCAATCCGTCCAAGGTCTTACGGGCGGCTCTGAGCCGATGTCAAACCCCTTCAGAGGCGGCTCTCCGTTTGGCTTCAGCATAGATCAAAGCATGATTGACAGGGTAAGAGAAATAATCCGCCAACGGCAACAAGAGATGGGGCAGTCTACTCCACAGCAACCACAGATAGACCCTGCCGCGATCCAAGCAAGGCTCGATGAGTTTTTGGCCAATAACCCAGACAGTGGCCCTATCTCTTTACCCCTCGGTGGAAACCTTGATGTAGCCAACCTAAGAGATAGAATGGCGCGTCTATCAGCACTCATGGGTCGCGGGATGAGTTTTCAAGAGGCTACGGGCAATCAACGTGCGGCCATAGCACAAGGTCACGATCTCGATAACGACGGGATTGTGACTGATGCAGAATACAGGCAGTCAACCACGCCTGCGGGCGGAGGCAGGATTAGCCAATTGATGAGCGCATTGCCGACTGGCGAATCTGCTATAAATCCTGCGTCTGGCACGCCCATGATAGAAGGCCGCATCAGCCAATTGATGAACGCATTAGGCGGAGGCAGGATGTAATGCCAAGGGCAAAACCCAAGGCAAAGCCAAAGAAAAAGGCTAAATCTCGGGTTAACGAGGCAGGCAATTACACTAAGCCAAGTCTTCGCAAAAGAATTTTTAATCGCATAAAGGCGGGCTCCAAAGGCGGAAAAAGTGGCCAGTGGAGCGCCAGAAAAGCTCAAATGCTGGCTTCTGAATACAAAAAATCTGGGGGAGGATATAAGGACTAATGGCTCTCAAGAAGTCACAAAAGTCCTTAAAGAAGTGGACAAAGCAAAAGTGGCGCACCAAGTCTGGCAAGCCCAGTACGCAAGGCAAGAAGGCCACAGGCGAACGATATTTGCCAGAAAAGGCCATCAAGGCTATGTCCGACAAGGAATATGCGGCCACCACTAGGAAGAAGCGCGCGGACACCAAAAAAGGCAAGCAGTTCTCAAAGCAACCGAAGAAGGTTGCCAAAAAGACAGTGAGGCATCGCAAATGAAAATTGACGAAAAAAAGGCGGATCTCAACAAAGATGGCAAGCTGTCAGGTTATGAAAGAAAGCGTGGCGAAGCGGTTGCTCGCAACCTAAACAAAGGCGGTTATGTCGAAGTTCAAGGGCGCGGCTGTGGCGCGATGATGGAAGGCAGGCGCAAAAAAACCCGAATCCCCCAATCCTAGAGGAATTTTAAAATGAAGACTGAAGGGCCTAAGAAAAAAAGCAAGAAACTTTCGACAGAAGAAAAGTCGGAGTTGTTAAGAAAGCTAAGCGATTCCAAAAACAAAAAAACCGTTCCCGAAGACGTTTCGGATTTTATCAAAAATCGGATAAACTTTGCGAAAGGAGCAACCTCTGACAAAGAACTTGAACTATTTGATAAGGCTAAACCAATGAAAAAAGGCGGCAAGATGATGTCAAAAGGCGGCTCCATGGGCGGCCCTATGAAGCCCAAAGGAATGGCCAAAGGCGGCGCAATGAAGACCAAAGGCGGATCAAAGGGCGGCAAAATGCGAGTGCGGCCACCGTCAGGCAAAAAGAGCGGCTTATACGGGAGATAGATGGCTTATTTGCAAAGTAATATCCCGCATTTTAAATGCTGGGTACGCAGGGAGTACACGCATAACCATCAAAAATACCACGGCGAGTTTCTTCACGCCATGGCTATTGCTGTCACCACCATGCCTACGAGATGCCTTAGCTTTCAATTAATTTTTACTGGTTGCGAGGCTGACGATACGGATGACCCTAATATACATGGGGGCGCGATGTGGGCACGGATGCCCATTACGGCGCTGGTGGGCGACACGCCATTTGAGGAGTGGCCAGAGCCTATGCCTGTCTGGGCGGCTCAGCCATGGGATTGTAGCTCTCATCATCATGCTGTTTATACGCTCGACAGAGCGAAACCGTGTCCTTGGCTTGCCATGATCGACGGGGAGATGTATCCCGCCAAATATTATTTCACTGTCGATTATGCAGAGAATGAGATCGCCGACGATCCCGCTCAGCATAAGCAGAGTCACGTTCTTGAGTTGCTAGATGCGGGACCATGGACAGGCAACATAGTAGCGTTGCCAAACAATCGAGTGCGAGTAACGCACCCCGCATGGTTTGAAACCGGCGAAGGGGCCCCTGACTTCAGACCCTCGCAACATATCCATTACTCAAAATCTGATTTAGACTACACCTTGGACGTAAATCAGGTTTTCAATAACCTATATGCGGGTGCTAAAGATGGCGACGAGCGGCAGTAAAGATTTTGAATTAGATGTAGCTGATTATGTAGAAGAAGCGTTTGAGCGATGCGGGCTTGAGCTTCGCACTGGCTACGATCTCAAGACGGCACAGCGATCCCTTAACCTGATGCTTGCGGAGTGGGCTAATCGCGGGCTAAATCAGTGGACTATCAATCAAAAAACAATAAGTGCAGTGCAGGATACAACTGTATACACAATTGATACTACAAATCCCACTTCGGTGATTGACGTGCTTGATGTGTTTGTCAGAGAAACCGTGTCAGGTACGACCTCAGACTTGCCTTTAACAAAGCTGTCGCGAGCGGAATACGCGCACATTGCAACGAAAACAAGCACCGGAAAGCCAAATCAGTATTTTGTCGACAAACAGATAACTCCGACGATTACGGTGTGGCCTGCGCCAGACAAAAGCTCCGCTTACACCATTTACTTAAATGTACTGAGTCGCATGGATGACGCTGACGTGGGAACAAATACCATGGAAGTTCCGTTTCGATTTTATCCATGCCTTGCGGCTGGGCTTGCCTACTACATAGCTTTGAAACGCACCCCTGATAAGGTGCCTTTGTTGAAACAACTTTATGAAGAGGAGTTTGAGCGGGCCTTGTCACAAGATCAGTCTCGTGCGAGCTTCCGTGTAGCCCCTGACTTGACTATTTACAGGATTGCCTAGTGTCGTTCAGCGGGGGCAAAAATGCTTACGGGATTTGCGACATTACTGGATTCCGATACAAGCTGAGGGACATGAAAAAAACGTGGGATGGTCTGCTTGTTGGTCCTGATCAATGGTCTACCAAGCATCCCCAGCTACAAAGAAAGCCCTCCACTTACGATCCAGAGGCGGTAAGAAATGCGCGAATAGATCCATCAAGCGATGGCAACGATGGCAATTTTTTTATTGTGTACACAAATGTGGGCAACGGTATACTTGGAGCGCAACTCGATACTTTTGAGATTAACAGTGCTGTTGGCGCTGTGGAGGTCACGATAACATGAGCTTTACGCTTGCGAGTCTGAAATCAACTATCAAAGACTACCTACAAGTAGATGAGACCACATTCAACGCAAACTTGGATACCTTCATTCGCGAAAGCGAGGACCGTATTTTCAAAAACGTAGAATTGCCCGAACAGCGTCAAAACGTGACCGGAAGCATGACGGCTTCCAAGCGCTTTTTGGCTACGCCCTCGGATTTTTACGCGCCATTTTCTTTGGCGGTGATTGACAGCAACGTCTATCACTATTTAGAGTTCAAGCATCCCAGCTTTATAAAACAATACTCCCCAAACTCAACCACTGAGGGCAGGCCAAAATATTATTCTTTGTTTGACGACACGGCTTTCGAGCTTTCGCCTGTGCCTAATTCTAATTATTCAGTTGAATTGCACTATTTATACAAACCGGGAAGTTTAACGGCAGAAAGTGACTCAGGTACTACTTTGTTGTCTACCGAACACCCAGATCCTTTGTTATATGGGGCCTTGGTTGAGGCCGCAGTATTCTTAAAAGAGCCCATGGATGTTGTGCAGACCTTTGAGGCTCGGTTTAAGGAAGGGATCGCGAGAATGAAAAACGTCAGCGAAGGGCGTGCGACTCGTGATGAATATCGTTATGATTTATTGAGAATAGGTGTGACTTAAAAATGTCTAAAATCAGGGAGCTAGAGGGAAAAAAAATTGCCCTCTTGGGGCTAGGTGCCTCTCAAATCGATTACGTTATATCGGTAGAAAATAGCAAAGAATGGGACGAGGTATGGTGCATCAACTCATCTTTGTCTGTTTTTGAGTGTGATCGCGTTTTTATGATGGACCCAGCATCACGGTATTTAGATACTGATGATGCGGGCAATCAAACCGACGTGATGCGTAAGTTATTGCCCACGTTTGATAAACCAATTTACTCATGTGAGCTTGATGACAGGGTGCCTGCGCTTGTTGAGTATCCTATCGTTGACGTCATTGAAGATCAAAAATGTGCATATTTGAACAACACTGTAGCGTATGCGATTGCATTTGGACTGTATAACAAAGTTGGCCATATGGATCTTTTCGGCATGGATTTTAGTTATAAGCACAACCTACATTTTGCCGAAGCAGGCCGTGGGTGCGTGGAGTTTTGGATATCCCGTTGCATAAGCGACGGCGTGAGCATCGGCGCGAGCCCTCGATCCGCTCTGTTAGACAGCAATGTTGACCCCCATGAGCGCCTTTATGGATATCATCGTCTTGAAGACCCGTTGATGGCATTGACCGACCAGTCTGGACAGTGGATTGTCTGTCACCAATCTCGATTTGCTGAAGCGCAAGAAAAGTACGATTTCCAGCGAATCGAAATGCCTAGCGCGCCGGAGCCATACAAAGGATGATGGGCGCAAATATAGGCGCTTCTCTCGGGCAGGTCATGGTTGCTACGTCTGACAATCGGGGTCATGAGCCAGAGTTTTGGGCAGAGGTCGCAACCAACAAAATTTTGCAGATATCTGAGGACGCTCCACCCCACATTAGACAACAAGCCGAGGCTTTTCGGAATGAGGTGTATAGTGTTATTCTTCGCGGAATGAAAAATGCTATTTTTTCAGATAGAACTACAATCGCTCAGACATTGCGAGGTCAGGGGCACACACAGTTTGCGGATATTTTAAAGGAGCTTTGATATGGCCATCACTTCTGCAATTTGCACGAGCTTTAAGCAAGAGTGTCTTGTTGGCACTCATAATTTCACAGCTAGTTCTGGCAATACTTTTAAGCTGGCTTTATACACAAGCTCAGCTACTTTGGGCGCGAGCACCACAGCCTTTACCACCACGGGGCAGTCCTCTGGAACCAATTACTCCTCGGGCGGCGGTACGTTAACGAGTGTAACGCCAGTCGCCGCTGGAACAACAGCAGTTTGCGATTTTGCAGACCTCACTTTTGGCACTGCAACCGTTACGGCTAGAGGAGCCCTGATATACAATTCTTCGGCTTCAAGCAAAGCCGTTTGCGCTTTGGATTTCGGGGGCGACAAAACCTCTACCGCAGGAAATTTTACTGTTGTATTTCCGTCACCCACCGCGACGGGCGCGATCATTAGGCTGGCGTAATGCCAAATGCCACTGCAAACGCTTAATTTTAATCCGGGGATTGACAAAGAGGCTACAGATTACTCGGCAAAGGGAGGCTGGGTTGATGGCAACCTTGTTAGGTTCCGCAAAGGCAGAGTCGAAAAAATTGGTGGCTGGACTAAGCTGGGCGCTAATGCTTTTCTTGGCATTTGCCGCGCTTTGCATAGCTGGATTGAGTTGGGCGGCACTCGGTATCTGGGACTCGGCACGACGTTTAAGTATTACATCGAAGAAGGTAATGCCTACAATGATGTGACGCCGATTCGCTCTACAACGAGCGCAGGAGATGTTACTTTTTCCGCCTCAGACGGCTCTTCTACAATTACTGTGACCGACACTGGGCATGGCGCAGTCAATAATGATTTTGTAACTTTTAGTGGGGCCGCCACGCTCGGCGGCAACATTACTGCGGCAGTAATGAATCAAGAATATCAAATTAGTTTGGTAACCTCTGCAAACGCTTACGAAATTACAGCAAAAGATACTTCTGGTGTCACCGTAACTGCAAATTCTTCTGACACCGGCAATGGCGGCTCTTCGGTTGTCGGAACCTATCAAATAAATGTAGGGCTAAATGTTTATTTGGCATCCACGGGCTGGTCCGTTGGAACGTGGGGAGATGGCGGGTGGGGGTCTACCTCCCCGACTTCTGACATTAATCAACTTAGACTCTGGACCCACGACAATTTTGGCGAAAATCTAATTATCAATCCTCGCGGCGGTGGCATTTTCCGTTGGCTGGACAGTGGAGGCTTTGGCACAAGAGCGGCAAAATTATCGACAACTAGCGGGGCAAACTTAGTTCCCACGGTGGGCCTGCAAGTCATTACCTCGGAAGTCGACAGACACCTTATTGTGCTTGGCGCGGATCCTATTAGCGGGGGGTCTCGCACGGGCGTGCTTGACCCCATGCTTGTAGCCTTTTCTGACGCCGAAAATGAGTTGGATTTTGAGCCATTAGCCACTAATTCTGCCGGTTCACTTAGAATTTCTTCGGGCTCATTTATCGTGGGTGCGACCAAAAGCCGTCAGGAAATATTGATCTGGACAGATACCAGCCTGTACTCCATGGCTTTTATCGGACCGCCTTTGACTTTTGCTGTCAACTTGGTGAACGAGGGCGCGGGGCTTATTGGTCCAAAAGCGGCGGTAACAGCGCCTAGCGGCGTGTTTTTTGCCTCTAAAACTGGGTTTTATGTATACAACGGCGCAGTCCAAAAACTACCTTGCACGGTGCAAGAATATGTTTTTAACGATCTGGACTTGAGTCAAGCGTTTAAGTGTCACATGGGCTTGAACTCGGAATATGGAGAAATGTGGTTTTTCTATCCAAGCATTGAGGATGGCACGCAAGAAATATCTCGCTACATCATTTATAACTATGAAGAAAACCACTGGTCTATTGGGAGCTTGGTGCGATACGCATGGCTCGATGCAGGCATTGAGGACGCCCCAGTTGCGGCCGCCACAAGCTCATCTGAACAATTTATTTTTGAGCATGAAACGGGCTACGACGATTTGAACGCAGGAATGTCTGATGTATTTATTGAAAGCGCAGACATCGATGTCGGCTCTGGTGAAGACTTCAGTTTTGTCAAAAAAGTAATTCCAGACGTCAATTTTATATTCGAGCCGTCCGTTTCAAACAATGCGGCGGTCAACTTTGTTTTGAAGCGCAGGAACTACCCCGGCGACTCGCTTATTACGGACAGCACCTCTCAGATTGAGGCGACCACTCAGTTCAAAAACCTTCGGAGCCGCGCTCGTCAAATTGTTTTGCGATTTGAGAGTGACGATGATCTAACGGGAAGCGACGCGCTTGGATATAAATGGAGGATAGGGGCGACCCGTGTCGATATACAACCAAGTGGCAGGCGATAATGAGCGCTTTATTGCCCACTCAGCTTCCGCTCAGCGCAAGACCGGGCAATAAAGTTGATGCAGACATTTTCAACCGGCTTGTTAGAATACTGGAACTTAACCTTGGTGGCGTGGATTTCAGCATTTCGCCGCACTTTAACGCGACAGAAATCTCCCAACTGCAATTTGCCACGGGAGCCATAATCTACAATACTACGCTTGAGATACACCAAGCCTTTGACGGCACGGTGTTCCGTAACTTATATGAGCATCAGTCTTATCCGACTGGGCTCGGAATAACGGCCAATGTTGGGACCGTAACGGTGAGTACGCCATGAATCAATTTCTTCAACAAAGAATTTCTGCCATGGCTGGAATGCCTGCACAACCACAAGCGCCGATGATGATGGCGCGGGGCGGAGAAGTAGACACCAACGCAATTGATCTTCAAGACCCTCAAGTTCAATCTGACATCGCAATGTCGGCGGAAATGCCAACAGACCCCAACACTGGGCTGAGAGAAACCATTGCTACGCTGATGCAGGATGCCGCCACAGCGGACGATCCGCTCGACGCCAAGGTTGCCTTGGGCTTCGCTCAAGCGGCAGAAGTTGGGACTCAAGCGCCCATGGCAGACATGGCCGTGCAACTTTCTCAGGCGGGCCGAGGCCCTGACGTTACTTTGGCTCACTTAGCGCCCGGCGAGGTTGTCTTGCCTCCGCAGATGATGGCTGATGCAGACTTTGAGCGAATTGTCGGCGAAAGATTCGAGGAGCTTGATTTAGATCCAGAACAATATGTAGTTGGCTCTGGTATCGCTTCTCTTAACCCCATTACTGGATTGGAAGAATTTGGTTGGTTTAGCAAGACTTGGAAGTCTGTAAAAAAAGTTGCTAAGAAGGTAGTCAAGCCTATCGCCCAAGTCGCGCAATTTATACCCGGCCCTTGGCAAGTGCCTGCGGCCATGATTACCAAAGGGTATGCGGCTTATGACGCCATTAAATCTGGCAATCCCTTAGCAGGGATAGCCGCTCTCGCCGCACCTATGCCCGGCGGAAGCGGAGGAGGCGGTTTCCAAATACCCGGTTTTGGCGGAAAAGGCGGTATTTCAGTCCCCGGTTTTGGCGGCGGCACATTTGGGAGCGGAAGCGGAGGAATTGCAAACTTGACTAATTCAGCAGGTGGCGGCTCTAATATTTTTGGGGACATTTACGAGTACATTATGCCGGGTGCCGACAACCAAGGGTTGTTGGGCAACCTCGGAGAGACCTTTGGCATTGGAGGAGGAGGAAAAAGCGCGGCAGATATTTTGACCGAGGCCGCTCAAAACAACACACAGGTTCAAGAGATTATTAGGCAGGGCGGAGCGGCTGGCCTGACTCCAGAGCAAATTTTAGCTCAAGCGCAACAATCTGGCGCGATCAGCCCCTACACTGGCAAGGGGCTTTTGGGGTCTCTTGGAGAGTTTGTTTTTGCTGGCGATGATAATCAAAACGCCTTACAAAATCTTGGCGGCATCCTCGGCTTAGGCGGAGGTCAGCAAGGCGGTCAGCAGGGCAACCTCTTGAGTAGCCTGCTCGGAGGC